ACGTTTAATCCAACTCATTTCCATCAATGTATCAAGTATCTTATCAAGAGTTACCATATCATAATCTCCATACCCTTTAATGAGTAATTCACGTCTCAGTAAATTATTTTCCGGAGCGGCTATAAGAGAATCAACAACTCTTTTTGTTTGAGCCGCTAATGGATCTAACCCACTTCCTTCAGAAGCTTTAGTATTAGAATATATCAATCCAGTTACCATACTTATAGCCTCATCTATGTCAGATTCTAAGACAATCGTGTTATTATCATATCTAGCTAAAGCAAGACACATGGCGATTTTTACTATATGGTCTGGAACTCGATTTATAAATCCAGTCTTATCTCTATACTGTTTCTCATTAGCTCTCCATTCTCTTCTCCAAGAATTATATTTAATTCTAGCTTTATCTTCTGGAATTATTCTGGCTTTGTTAGCTGCTATTTTAACTAAATGGGGTACAAACCTAGGAGCTATATAATTCATAAATCTATCTTCATCGACATTTTCTTCTTCTGAATCAATAATATCAATGTTTTTTGATCTCTCTTCCTCATAGACAACTAAATTTCTTCCGATATACCCGCCTTCGATATTAGATTGTGGGATACTATCATAGAAATGAGCCGGGGATGATCCAAATAAACAAGTAATGTATGGTTCTTTGAGTTTTTCATGACCATCTCCCTTCAACATATTAGTCCAACTCTGACGATAATTTCTATCAAATAAATCAGTAAGAATGGTTATACTATCTGGGTCCTGTATAATGGCTGTTGACAACTCACCATTGATTATAAATCCTCTTGAATCTGTAATCATTGGTTTATTTCTCTCTGATCTTGTAGTTGCAAGTTCTTTAATAATAGCTTGAATAGAACTTCTTCCAGCAATGACTCTAGTTGAATCTGCCGCTTGTACTAATCGCTCAGCTAAGTTTATTGGATATCCCTTACCAAGACCAGATTCTCCCATTAATATTACATAAATATTAGGATAATAAATGAGCTTTCCTTTTATCGCTCTTAACGTGTATGAATTAGCGGCAACGGCTGAAATGCAACATAGAAGTGACCAGTATATCCAACTCTTTGGAGTCTCAACATCATTATGTTCAAGCATCAAATCATTTATCCAAGATTGATTCACGACTTCTCATTCTTCGCTTCTTCCAATTTAGATTGAATTCTAGAATATAACATAAATGCAATCATTTCATCCTCTTTAAGAGGAGAAAATGTTGACAAAGCCATGCAAAGAATTTTAGCTTCTCTTAATGTAAACTCTACTTTAATATTAGAATCTGCCAATTCGTCCTCGCTCTAACGCCATTTTGTAAAGTTCCTCGAAGTATTTCGATGGGGTTCCTATCACTATCACATGAAAATTAGAATGAAATAAGAGATCATTAGCATTTCTAGCATAAAACCACTGATTATTATCGAGATTTTGGCTATTTGCATAGCGTTGAGCTTGATTGGATGTTTCGGCAATCAAACAAATTCTAGTCATATTTTAACTTTTTCAAAATTAGCATAATTTGTGTGAGAAATCTCGATTTCACATGGGATGACTAACTTAATATTTCTCTTTAACGTGCAATATGTTGAAAAATCGATAGTTTCTTCCATATGCTTTTTCATTAATCTTGCGTAAGGCTCCCAATTATTTGCTGGAGCTTCAAGACAAAGAGAGTCATGTTTCTCCTCAATCCATAATGCGTCGCCATCTAATTCTTCATCAATCTTCAGGGCGGCTCCTTGTACAAGATGAGCTACAGTTCTTTGTGGAATGTTTGCATAAGCCTCGCCATAAATGTCATCCATTCTGCCATTGAATATTCTTACTCCACCCATAGGATCTATTAACACTCTAGAACTATCAATAGCATCTTTGATATCTCTATGAAATACACCTCTTATTTTAGGACTCGCAAAATGGAACTGGTCTAACATCTGGCCGGCTCTCCATTCTGATATATCCATATTAATTTCATATTTCTGAGCATCGGTATTGAATTCAGTCATTAAACGATGCTTTTTCATGTCGTAATTTCCGGCGTGTCTGACTTTCTTTCCAGTAAATCTCTCAGGACCATCTTTTGGGAGTTTGTCAATTATTGGATGGTGAAAATCAGCTGAAAGCTCTAATTTATTTGTATAACCAAAAATTAATGCCGCTGTGCGTCGATGAATGTCTATCTTATCAAATGCTTCTAGGAGTTCCCAGTCTTCGCTTAGAACGGCTACGACTCTAGCTTCTGCCTGAGAGGCATCAGCAACTAAGATTACTTTACCTTCATCTGCTATGAACATGCTTTTGATATCTTTGGCCAATCTTCCATGAGCAGAGATGGTATGGTCCGCAAGCCCAATTTTCTTTGGACGAAGCGGTTTCTTAAGAATTCCTGTAGATGAACGGCAAGTCTCAGTAGCTGATATGTTGTAAGCTGATTTGCATCGTCCATCATAGTCAGGACAGAAAGAGATTTGACGACTCTTTTGATCTCTAATTCTACGTTCTTCGAGGGTGTAATTTAAAATCCCTTTCTTTACTTTATCTTTACAGTTTCCGAGCAACGCAACGATAGAATCCTCTGATGTCGGATTTCTTTTGCGCACTTTGAATTTCATTATTTTGTAAAGCAAGTCAAACATCTGTGGATAAGATTTTACATTTATTTCAGTTCCCACACTCTCTATGAGTCGATCGTGAACAACGCTAGCCATTTCCGTATATTTCTTTTTTAGTTCTTTCTGACGCTCGCTGTTGACGCGCTTTCCGGTGGTTTGTAACTTCAAATAGAATTTATGTTTCTTCATCATGTAATTGTAATAGTAGTTTCTTAGTGGCACTTTAAATGTTTCTGACATCTGAATTAAGTCTTTTTCTTGTTCTTCATCGACTTCGAACTCGACAGCACAATCTCTAGCATTATATGTTAGAAGATTTTCAAATTTAACTTTTCCTAGTTTGAATTCTTTTCCATCATCCTTATAATATGGCTCTCTTGTCCATAACGAACTGACAGTGCAAAGTCTCTTGTCTGGTAATTCTGGAAAAATAACTCTAGTTTTAAGGAGTGTGTCTGAATAGACATTTGGACTTTCGAATCCGATAAGTCCGAGCTTATATTCGTCATACATATAATTATGTCCAATAATTTTAATTCTTCTAAGTTCTTTGTCAATTAGCCTCCAGCATTCGTCAAGTTCGTTATCAGCCATATCAGTAAGGTTATTATTACCAATGTTATGATATAATGGGATACTGATAGAATGATACTTATTAAAAGCAAAGCCAATACAAACAGGAACACAGTTAATGGACTCAATATCAACCGCTGCTGTTTCACAGCGTTCATATTCCCTGAAGAATCGATGTAAATCCAGTGAATTATGACATATTGATAACGTCCTTTCTGGCAAGTTTATGTTTGAGGATAGTGATTCCTCAGCGGCTCGAATAATATCAGCTTCAATAACCTTTAGCCAAACCCACGATAGGCCACCTTTTGAGTCCTCCGACTCAGTACGACTGAACAAAGCGGCTGGATGAATCGTAGGAACTATCTTCGTGATCCCATCACTCGCCGTAAGGATAGAGCCTCGATAGTTTAGTATGCCAGAGCAATCACAGACAGCTTGTAAGGCTATATCACCGACAGCTAGGATACAATTAGGTCTGAGAATACTTATTTCCTTATCCCACAACTCTTGCATCTGTTGACCAATATCCACTCCTATAAGATGTAGCTTTTTAATATCGTTGAGTGGCGGGCGATATTTTATAACGTTTGTTATGTAACACTCAGAGCGTTTTATATTTGCTTTTAAAAGACAATCATCTAGAATCTTTCCAGTAGGACCAACAAATGGCACTCCGGCTTCGTCCTCGTGACGACCAGGAGCTTCGCCAACGATCATTAGCTTCGGTTCTATTGGTCCAATGCCAGGAACGTAGTGATTACTCATTCAATATCTTCACAATTAATCTCTTCTTGCTTCTTTCGAATAAATTCCAGAGCCTCATAGGCATAATCGAACCTTTCTAATTGAGGTCTATGAGTTTTCAACCATCTTGCAATTAATAAATCTTCACAAACTGAGCCTTTCGAGCGTCTTAGAGCTATAGCTGTTTTAGCTATGGTCCATTTGTTATTAGATAATTTCTTTTCTCGATGAAAATCGTGGGTTTTCTTCGCTTTTTCAATCCATAGTTGTTGTGGCATATCCAAAAGGTTGAAGTTTGTGTGGATTTCTCTCTTTTAGAGAAGTTACCGCTTTAGTTAGAGTCCAAAGCGGTGAAAATGACTTCTCTTTATTCTTACTCTTTGGTTGAGGAACGATAAGTGAATGATCTTTCGATTTATTTACCTATTTTTTGCGTTATTTCGTAGTTATTCATTTTCCTAGCTAAGTGGCTTAAAATCAACGATGTCGTTAAATTCATTACCTTTATTACTCTTTCCCCTTTTGATATAAATCATTAACTTATGACCTATAGTTTGCTCAAATAGCTGAGTTGTTAATTCATATCCTTTAACTGGATCATATGGAAAATTGAGAGTTTTCCACAACGATTTACCGAACCCCAAAGCTTTCTCATTGAAAAGTTTACGTGGCTGTACACCCTTGTATGGGCCATCAATAATTTTAAATAAGAAAATACAGTTCGTAGAACCATCCGTGTCGGCTTTATCTTCTCTGTATTCTACAATCTCGGATGGATGCCAGCCAACTTCGACTAAGTCACCCTTTTTTAAATCATCTGGTGTGAGGATTGCTCTCATGTTAGACTCTCCATTGTGTTGTTGGTTGTTGGAATGGGTTGAAGGATTCTTTAGTCTCGTTATTATCTTTAGATTCTATTCCTCTACTTTTATCGATTAAATCTTTCCACACTTGATAAAATAATTTATCTGTTATGTCGAACTCTTTTACATAGTCACCTAACAATGGACTCTTAGCGTATTCGTCACCTACTGCTTCTGTATTTACTATGTATTGTTTAGATGATTTACTATCTAATGACCAGTTAGATTGTTGAGAAAAATGATATATTTCTGTGAAACTCCCTGGAACTAAACTAGCCACTTTGCTACCATAACTAACTATAGGGTTAGTTCTAGTGACTCTCATAGAATTTCCACTTCCAGAAAGGCTCACTCCGGCTAATGGGTGTGCTGTCCAAATTGTGTGACAAGAAAGTTTTCTTGAAATGTCGATACATTGACTTACGATACTTGTTTCAACTTTATATTCATCCCAGTCTGGAAGAACATCTTTAATCTTCTTTCTCTCTTTTGAACCTCTACCGAAGTTTAATGACCAGTTGACACAAGCTGATGTCATGAATGTGATAGAATCATTAATAAGAGCAAAATAACGACAATCTTCGCTTAACTCAATTAATTTATTAAGATACTCATGTGCATTCTGGCTTCCATAAACTTCATATTCGATATTGTCTAAAATCTTTTTAGCATTAGCACCGAATCTTTTTTCGGTGAAGAATGTAAGAAGCTCTACTGGTTTTGATTTATCCCAATAGGATAAATAAACTGGACCTTCTAATGCAAAGCTTGCTGCGGCTAGAGTCTTACCAAATCCTGGAGAAGACTTAAATAGAAAAGATATGTTCTTATCTGGAGTTAAAGATGATGCTTTCATTTTTCATCTTCTTGTGATTCTAAATCATCATCTTCATCATTTTCCTTATCTGGTATGAAATCTTCATAGAAAGGCATTAAATGTCCTCCTCTGCTTCTTTTTTGGCTTGTTGGATTGTTTGTTGTAGTCTTTCAGCCAAAGTTAAATGATGAAATATTGGATTTTCTAATTCTTGTTTTACTATGTCTTCTGCTTTCTCAACCTTAAGCCTGTGACAGCTATCACAATGAGGCTTAGCTAGTCTAAGACTATACTCACTCATTATGAATGATTCTCCACACCTCCAACAAATAGAACGCTTTCCTAATGCTAGAGATACATTTGTCTTATAACTGCAATCCGGTAAAACACAGAAAAAAATTGAATTACCAGATTTATATTTGAGTCTCTTTAGTTTATGGACGTGTTTCTCTGTTTTTCTTGGCATTTTCTTTTGCTTCTTCAAGAAGGGTACTATTCATTTGTTCACAGTAAATAAGATGTTGAATTCTCTCAATAAGAGAGAGTTTTCTGCTATTACCATTAATGCTTATTTCTCTTGCATATCCTGATTCGTCAAGTAGTTCATGAATTTCATTTTCTTTATCGTTTAGAATTCCGTTTACTAAATTAGTAAGAATCTATACACACTCGACTTCATTTTTTAACTTTCAGTTTGGCCGCTGACTTTTTGAAATCTAGCGCTATAATTTTTATTAATTTTTGATAAATCTCATTGCAACTTATTCTTTCATCTAAAGTCATAAGGGATGGTAGCATTTTTCTAAGTGATGTTACTAAGTTTGCTGTATCATTTCTGCTTATAATAAATTTCATTCTTTTCCCTAATTAAGAAAGGCGACAGAGCCGTTAAGGCCAGCACTCTAATATAGGTGCGTATGCCATGAAACGGCTCCGTCTATTCACTATCAATTAGCACTATTGTTTTACCATTAAGTCTTCGGCTTCCTGCTGCTTTCATAGTATTGCCTACGTGACGGCAAAACGGCATGATTGATAATGAAGTCTTAATCAGTATGAAATCCATGAAAATATTTAGAATCATAATTTCTTTGTAACGTCCCATTCTTCAACAACTACGTAGTTATTCTCCAGTTTCAAATCTTTTGAATCCTGGCCTGACGAATCGCAAATAGAATAATACTCACACAACCTATTAAACTTATTACAACTCGTGGGCTTTTCTGGCCACTCATTGTTTGCAATACAACCTAAGAATTCATTTAAGAGCATCTTTGTAAGATTATTCTTCCAATCTTGGATATAAATTGGATCATATGATAGTGGGAGGCGCTTAAATTTCTCACTTGCTGATTTTAGTTTTTTAGCATTCGAGTCATGTAGGCCAATTCGATTAACGAAAAGATAATTGCTTTCTACTGCTGCGCAGTAGTTTATGAATTGGTTACTTTTTCTAAAGACTTGACTATCGCGAGAGAAAGTCTTATGGTCAAACGGTACTCGATTATAGCTAGAGCTTTGTCCTATCCCATGATAATTGGCTAGCAAATCTATCCTTCCACTCATAATAATTCTGATTGAATCATCTTCATATAGTTCGTAGGCGAATGGCTGCTCAGTGGCTAATATTTCTAAACAATTCTCATCTTCTGGACGCCAAAAATCTAAGTTTTCTTCAATTGTTGTCAATAATGACTCAACTTCTTCAGGCTCGCTATTTGATTCAGATGGGTCAGATGATATTTCTCTTATTTTCATTAGGCATGCTTCGCTTCGCTCAGCAAAAGGCTTATTCTCAGATAGCATTCGATAATAAACTGCTAAGCCTTCATGAGCTAGTCCTCCCAAATCTAACGATTTGGATTTATAAAGTATTGGCAGAGTTTTGTTGTGATTATGTCTAAAGTTATATCTGGCAGGACAAGTTTCAAAAAGGTCTATTTTGGATGCATCTAATATGATGTTTGCTTTTTCAGTCATTTTTTATAACCTCTAATAAAATTGATAAAATTTCTACTACCTCTAAATCACCTGATGTCCTTCTGCCATAAATACTCCGTTAATGCTTTGATTATTACTCTCAATTGCTCGTTATCTCTATATCTGATGCTTCCAATCATTAATTCTATATTATCTGTTTCATTTTCATAATAATTATCTTCTATTATGTCTAATCTTCTTAGATCTTCTTGCTTCTCCACTCTAATTTCACTTCTAATAAACGTAGGAATAGGATGCGGAAATACTCTCCAAACTAATTCTACGTGTTGAGTTAAACGAGATGACTGCCTAGTGTCTAGTGGAGTTTTGCAGTGATTATCACAGATAAAAATCTGATTTCCTAAAACTTCAATGGCTATCACGTGGCGTGGGACAAAAACAACGTATAATCCATCATAGTCGTGTATTCTAAATAGGGTCATATAAAGCGTCGAACTAGCGAAGCTAGTTTCTTCTACATCAAACTTCAATCTTTTTAAAGCTTCTTTTAAGTGTTCTTTAGCAACTGCTTTAATTTCCGCTCTTCCACTTACAGATGATATGATTGCTGCACACTCATCTGTACTTTTGCCAGTAAGAGCAGATAGGACAGCGGGACCACAATATTGATTTAATCCGAAATTAATTTCTTTTAAGGTTGTCACGTTAATGAATCCTCAATTCCCCTATTAAGTGAGGCTGTTCTTTTGTCATAATAGGCTACATCAAATTCTCTTTCATTATTTATCTTTTGGATTTGATTGGATGCCCAAATTTTCAAATTATTAAGAAGTAGATGGTCATTAATTTTTTCAGCATTAACTCATCTAGCATTTGAAGTTTACCGACACGAATTGAGGCCCCTTCCTTAACTTCGACCAATACTCTAGTGGAGCTGAATTGAAGCCGGTAAGCGGTTCTACTCCTCGCTGGACATCAACAACGACTTGGCCAGCAAAGGTTCGAGCGAAGGCTTCCTTTGCTGCCGCGATCGTCTGGCCTTGAGCTGTAATATCGTAGTCGAGACATTGAGCAACCCATCCGTCAGCCTCTCGTAACAACAAGATGCTTAATTTGAATCGAAAATCGATGGCCATTATTTTGTCCATTGTTCCTCTTTATAGGTAAGAGACTTCATCATGAAAATAAGCGGCTAAGAAATTTCCTTCACAAATTGAGCTTCTCTCTAAAAGTTGCATTTTTGTCAGATTGTCCATGCTTTCCTCCCTTTCGTAATCAATAACTCATCAAGTTCTCTCATTAAGCTATTCTGGTCCCAAGCTATTTCTTTGTTATCTAACGTTGCTGCTACGATTTGCCGTTTAATCTCTACTAATTGAGTAAAGTATTCGTCAATGGTTCCACTAGCTATCATATATGTAATACCAACTGGATGTTCTTGACCAAATCGATGAAATCTGTCTTCTGCTTGTTCTTCGTTAGCAGGATTCCATTGACGCTCCAACATGATTGCGTCGGAACAAAATTGTAAATTCACGCCTTCTCCAGCCGCTAAGGTGCTGGCAATTAAGATTCTTCGATCATTATCCTCGCGAAACTTCTTAACTAGTGCTGCTCTTTCATCCCCATTCAAACCACTATGTAACATACAAACCTTGCCAAATCCTCCAACTTCGCACCATTGATTCAACTTGATTTCTAACATTCCTGCTACATCATGATGATGCACATAAATGACTATTTTTCTATCTGTTGACAATAAAAATTCAGTTACAAAATCTATGCAACCGCCTTCAGCATCTACCTTAGAAATGCCAACAATATATCTCAACTTGTTTCTTATTTTCATCTTAAGACCTTGAGTCTCGAAACTGTTATTTAAATACATCAACTCTTCTAACTCATCCATAGCCGCTGCATATGCTTTGTGCAGCTTTCTATCTAATTCGACGTGATAGAACTTTCTGTCTTTTGATGGCAAATCTTTTAGAACTTCATTTTTCGTTCGACGAATGATAATGTCCTTTGTGTTTTCGTGAAATCTCTTGACGTCTTTCAATCCTCCAACCTTTTGTCCCCATCCATCATTGTAAGCGTCACAGTAATTATCAATAAATTTCTGATAGTGTGGGAAGAGTGTAGGTTTAGTGAGATTTAAGACAGTGAAATACTCTCCAGCATTATTCTTAATTGGAGTGCCGCTCATGCTGATGATATGTTGAGCGTTTCTTGCGACGCGCTGAACGGCTTTTGCTCTATCACTTAGATGATTCTTGATTCTCTGACATTCATCTACGATAATTGTTTTGATTGTTCCCTCAGGAAGCAAATCGAATAAATGAGTATTCTTTAGCATTTCATAAGTTACGACATAAATTTGGAAACCGGGTATTGCTGGCTCTTTTCCAGTTTTAATTACTTGTGTTAAGAATTTTCTATCCATCGCTCCGTCAGAGCTACAGATACGATGAATCTCATACATCCATTGCAATTTAACGGTTGATGGACATACTATCACCGCTGGTAAAAGCTTCTCCGCGTGAAGACGGATCAAACTTAGTGCTTCGATGGTCTTGCCCAATCCGGCTTCATCAGCAATAATACAACGGACATTTGAATCTTCAGCGAACTTTACTGCGTCAATTTGATATGCTCTCGGTTTACAGCCATCGTTAAAGATTATTGATTCATATTCTTCTTTAGTTGATGTCATACCCTCAGAATGTAGTAGATGACCACAAACTAGCTTAATCAAGATTGTCTTGCCAATTTTGATTCTTGAAGACTCTACTGCAATTTTATGACAAACTGGACATTCTTGACGTATTATTTGTGTTAGTGGCATTATTTCATTCTCCAAATTATTTTTGGGTTATTAATGTATGCTTTTATTCTCCTTTTTTAGCGAATGGATTGAATGTTATAGATTTAGGAATTGCTTGTTTTTCCTTCTGTTCTTCAGAAGTTTTACTTCTAGCTAGTATTGTTCCGGCGCTCATAACTCTTTCTGCTTCGCGTTGCGCTTCGGTGGGACTCATACCAGAATTCTCATATGTCCTTTTGAGTCCTTCTAGAATCCTTTCAACTTTTGACATTCTCTTCTGACGTTCTTTTATGGCATTGATTGCATTTGTTGCCATTTCATTAGTATTAATTGATCTCTCGAACCCTTGTATCTTGTTATGTTTCTTCTTAAATTCTCTCTCAATCTCATCAACGGCTGTTATTCTCGCGCGAGCCTCGAAGGCAATTTTACACAGTTCTTCTCTGTGTGCTCTTAATGTTAGTAAATCCATATTTTTTACTAGCACCTTCTCATGATTAAATAATTTGGCAAATAGTTCTTCTTGTGGTGTCATATTGATAGCTCCTTGTCTAATAGCCTTATCAATTTCTTGAATTCTAATATTTGATAATAATTCATCAAACTCATCGAACCAGCTATGTCTACTCTTCGACGTTTACGTATTTGATTGTCCTTGTAGCTCTGAGCATCATTGCTAGTTTGAAAACGAGTGAAGCTGGAATCTCAATTTCATCATAATCGTAGTCATCTGTTCCGGCCACGCGAGTGCCAGGTGAAATAAGCTTTACTTTGCCATTTTCTTTAATTGTGGCGTGAAAGCCATAATGCTCGATTGTTACCTGTTGATGACTATAAACTTTAATTTTTCCTTCATTATCATCACCCTTTAGTTGTGGATTGTTGCTGAATTCTTTTGCCATTTTGTTCCTCCTCATTTTTCTTTATGTTTAGTTTACTCGCTAATCATCAAGCCTTCTAATTCAATGTTTTGTTCAGACATCCATTCTGATATTGACTTCATTAGTTCCAAATTAAGTTGATGTTTCTTAACCCATATGTAATATATAGGCTCGAACTTATGTTTTGTCCACTCCTGAAATTCTACAAGAATGTCTTTATATTGGTTAATCAATACTACCCGTCTCAGTGTCATTGTTAATCTCCTGATTTGATAAAATTTTCTTTTATTTTCTATAACACTTAGTTGATGGTCTATCCTTGCTCTTGGAATCGAAACATACGAAGTAGTGAAAATGGTTTATTGCGTAGCGGATGTCATAATACCAGCAAGGATAGCTGATAACCTTTTTACATAAGCAGCAACGAATCTCAAATGATGATAATGTCGACAGTGCGAGCGGCTGAGATAGTATGAGCTTGAATTTTTTGATTGCAGATGAATGGATTTGAAGAATACCTGAAGAATTATTGGCAATTTGAGATAATTCTTTTTGGGAAGATATCATCTCATTTGTGGAACGATTTTCAACTAGACTTACGCCTGACGTTGAGATAGATTTAAGAATATCTCGTTTTTGTGATTCGTTCATTTGTCTATCTCTCATTCTGGTGTTGTGAGTGAATGTTTGCTGTAAGCATCGTGTTGCTCGCCGTTGGTTGACATTGCACGTCACCGGATGGGCGCTGAACGTCTGTAACTCGTTGCAGGCGAACGGCTTAGGTGTCAAAGTGAACATGTTATATCCTGTCTGCCTGTATTATAGCAGGTTATGGTCGGAGTGTCAAGTGTCCTCTTTTGGGGACGGGGGG